CAATTTCCTGTACCGTTCGTTAAATCAGGAGTGTGAATAATCTTTCCCCACTGAAATGTTGTTCCGGTTCCATCTGCATATTTATAGTTAATAATAAAATCATTTATCTTTTTTCTTAAACCTTTAGATAAAACAATCTTATCTTGATAAGTTCTCATTTCGTTCGGAAAATCCATTTTGTTGTTTTCCAATACATACAATAAATTATCTTCAGAAACTATTTTAGAATCACAATAAGCATAGGTATTACCAACCATATTCCAAAACATCATATCCCAAAGGAACTGTGATTCTTTTTGAAATGGATTTGGTTTTTTAATCATGTCTAAGAACGGGTCATTAGCAACTTCTTTACCGTCTTTGTAAACGTAAACTTTGCCTAATGAGAATAAATCACATTGTAAAGCGAACACTTTTAGAACAGCAGGATTTGAAAATATAGCCTCTAATTTTCTAACATCGTCAGAGTAATCATTATATTTTGCTTTACCGTCTAATTGCCTGTTGACGTATGTAATTAAATCGTCAATATAACCCAATCCTAAAATATTGCGTATCCAACTCATTTAAAATAAATGCAAAAAAGCACTATCCGCATTTACGCAGTTAGTGCCTTGATTAGTATTTTCTTTCCTTTGATTCACATCAATAGTTTATTGTTGTAGCAAATATAATGATTTATTTTATACTTTACGTATTATGCCTTCTTTTTGCAAATGAAGGGCTAAATAACGTGCCGGATCCACTAAGTGATTATCTTTATCTTCCGGCTCTTCTAAAACCTCTCCATGCCTATCTACTATTCTGGAATAGTTTTCTTGTTCGTATTCCAAATTCTTAGAGCAATCGGTATAATAAACCTCTAAAGACTGAAGTAAATCAATTCCGTCTAATATTGATCCGGATAACTTTTGAACCGCAATAGCTCTCTCCCATCCGGCATTACGTAGCGCAATAATTTTACCTGGTCTATTATTATCACAAACAATATCTTCATTAATTGAAATGTTTAGTTTCTTAAACAACCACGTTACTAACCCTTCGCTTTCAGAGTTTTTAATTTGCTGTATCTCAATATCAGATAATTTCTTTTTAACCGGATTCATCCAAATATCTTCACTGTCATAATTCAATTCGTGAAGATATAAACGACCGTCGTTGTACTTTCCTTCCAATATACCCCACGGGTCAACTTTGCCCCAATCGCAAGCTTTATAAGTTTTAAAGTCAAGTTTTTGATATTCGGCAAAAGAAATCTTTTTCCATTTAAATATCCTGTTCGGCTTTTCTGCTTTCTCTCCTTTACCATAAACCGACCACATGTAAGCGTCATCCGTTCCGTTAGCAACGTTAATTGGATTATCAGGGTCGTATGAAAGAATTTTTAATTTTTGACCTACAGGACAAAAAGGGTTGTTTTGAAATGTTGAATGAATTACTTTACAACGCGGATGTTCGTCTAAATCATCCGACCAATGCGACCCAGACGGGTTTATGTCAATCCAAATTTGTTCTGACCGCATATCAATCTGATCGAAAGTTTCTTTAGACATTTTATAAGGCTCGTTAAGCCATGCTTTATCCTGAGTAATACCGTGAGCGTTTGTAGTATCATCCCCGTGTGGCTCAATAACAGATCCGTTAGTCAAGAATATTGGAACCGTATTTCGAGGGAATTTATATTTACGTCCCGATAACGGAAAAATCTTTCTAAAATCCTTCCAAACTGAATTACCTAATGATTCACGGGAATCACGCCAAACTGTAATCCTTAGATTATCTATTTCTTCACAATTACGTATCGCACATTCTTCTAATGACCATGATTTTGAGCTCCTGGAGCTTCCAATATGCTTAAGGTATTTATATCTAAAAAATGAATATTCTCCGTCCTCGTAAATGTAAAAAAAGTTATCCGGCAAATCATAAAGAAAGAATCCTGTTTTTATTGGGTACAGTTTTTTATTTGACTGAATTTCTTCTATCAGTTTACATCTATCCCCTTTATCCTCATATAAAAAAAGCTTGTCGTTAACTTTTTCGACAAGCTTAATTCTTAATGAAGAAAAGTAATCATGTTTTACAAAAACCTCTGTCACTCCGTAATCCATTTATTCTGGTTGTAATTCGTTCTTTAAATCTTCATAGCTTTTACCATCTTGCATTACTATTGGAATTGACTTTGCTACTTGTGCTTTTTGTTGGTTATCTTTCTCATAACCTCCTAAATGTTTCATAAACTTTTCAATAACGTCAAGTTTGTTTAATATCTTAACCTCCTTAACCTCTCCAATTAATTCACGTTGCCCCCCAATATTCATAAACTCCTCATAAACTTTAATAGAGTTTATCATTTCTCTATGTTGTTTCGGAATATCATGTATTGATTTAAGCCTTCCGTTTTCATCGTAAATCTCGGCAATATCAAACTTTATCATATCAGCAAGAACACCTAAAACATCATCAATTTTAACCTTATTTCTTTCTCTAATTTCATCTTGTAGCTCTTTTACTCTTAGGGTAATTTTAGGGTCTTTAAACATCTTATTTGCCTCTACAGCGACAGAATTAGAATTCATTGCATCAGCATCAAAAGCATCACGATAAGCGCGTCCTTTCTCTCCAAATTCAATGTATGCCTGGCAAAATCTTTCTTGTTTTTCTGTAAGTTCCATGTTTCAAAATTACACATTTCCATCATAAAAAGCAAAAAACACGTAACTAAACGTGTTTTAAAGAAAATCTTCGTCAATATCAGTGGTAAAACTATAAGATGTATGTGTTTTCACAAAGAATGTTTTTTCGCAAATATTGCAATCAACTTCATGTATTTCTTCATCTGAATACAAATTATAACTTTCATTGTGATCTATATCGTAAATCTCTTTACAATGTGGGCATATTGGGTCTTTCATAATCTACTTTATTTGTAATTCGTATTTAGTTTTTGTTACTTGCTATAATATATTAAATCCCATTCAAAATGCTTAACTGCTTCTGATATTGCCATTTCTTTAGTTTGATAATACCAAGGCTTATTATGCATTCCAGAAACGGCTTCTATGTGAGTCCAATATTTAGTTTTCCAAAACAATAGAAAAGTTTTTTCTTTCTGTACCTCTACAGAATAACCTTCATCGTATTTATGAAGTCTTACTTTTATATTTTCTAAATGCATCCCTAATAATTTACTTGGTTAAATTGTTGTTGCTTTTTTGATTAAATATTTTGCTTCTTTTATAAGTTCAGAATACTCAATTATAGGCAAATAATTTATACATTTTACTAAAACTTCTAAAAGTTCCGGAGCGCATGCAATTAGTTTTGCGTTGGCTTCCATTTCTCCTTTTTGAATAAATGCGTTGTCGAATGCTTTGGCTATTGCAAAATTATCGCTTATGTCAGCTATAAACCCAACAGCATTTGGACTTACTGCCCATTCTCCTTTTGTTCCTTTAAATTCCATAATTACAGTTTGTTTGATTGTTTAAAAATACGCCACATGTATACTAATATTCCGGCTACCAATACGAACATTAGAAAATCACTTTGAATCGATACACTCGGCATCAAAGATTGACAATGTGGGTTATTCATTCGACCCGGAACCGCTTCACACCAACACTTAGTAAAAGGCGTTTGGCATTCTGATAATTTGTCGTTCATAATCCGATATTGTTTAGTGCTGTTGATGTTAGTATTAATTCAACATAATGACTATTAAAAAGGTCTTCAATTGTTGATTCTTTAGAATAACCCATCATAAAACTACCTTCAAGATTCCAATCTAATCTACCTAATCCGTTTTTACTAAATGAAATCAAAGCTGATACTGACCTAAAAACCTCGAATCCTTCAAACAAACATTTTTGTTTTGCTTTTTTGTATTCTTTCATGTCAAAATGATAAACAGCGTCTGACTTTGTGTTTAATAAAGTAGGTTTTTCAAAAACAATCCAAACACCGCCAACTAACTTGCAAGGAACAAACATTCCTAAAGTTAAAGGTTGTTTTAACAAGTCTGAATAGTTTTTAGTAGTTCTAGCATAAATCTCTAAATTGTTACGCCAATCTTTGCCAGTGTGGACTAATTTGTCTTTATATTGCCTGTGTACGAAATCAGACATCGATATTAAATTTTCCATTACTTAAAAGGCTTTAATTCTGCAGGCATACATGATTTATTGCCGAATAAAAAAGTACTTATTGTTGCGTGTAATCTGTTTAATGTTTTCATAATGTTTGGTTTTAGTTTAATTGATATTTAGGTTCGTTATTTTCTGATTCAAAAAGTTTTGTATAATCCATTACGTTTGGAATGTTATCCAATTCGCAAAGATATTCTATTACTGCGCATAAGCCTTTGAATTGGGTTTCTTTTGTGCCTTTCTGTCCGGGATGTCTAATAGTTCCGTATCCATCCCAAAAATCTCTATCCCCACTCATAAATAATGCCTCTATAATATTTAGTTCTTTTCTTGAATACTTTGCTAACTGTTTTTGTTTTTTAGTAAAAGTACGTTCAGATATACATCCGTTATCTCCCCATGTATCGTCATTATCTAATATATTTCCCACTGCGCACGCTTGGCAACTAAATGGATTAAGCGTATTATTATGATAAGCCGTATACAATTTACTTACTGCATTATCAAATCTTTCTGTTGTTTTCATATCACTTTGTTTTATTGGTTTTAATTAGCCGGATATTTCACCGGCTTGTTTTTGGTTCTAAATAATGTTTTTTCTTTTTACGATTAAAGCAAGTTGAAATAATGTATTTGCTTTATGCTCTTCTTTTAGCCATTTGATTCTTTTTTCAATTATCGAAATCGAATTTGGTTTGATTCCCATTTTAACAAAGTGCTGTCTAATTTCTTTTTGCTCTAATCCTCCGGCAAGTGATTGTAAAATTAATAAATCAAGTTCTGGATTTTGTTCTTTCGTATTCATAATATATTTTTTTGGTTTAAAATTATATTCAAAGATACGGATAACATTTCTAATAAAAAAGGATTTCCTTAATTATTTCAATTTCATTTCCCCCTTTCAGCGTAAACCGTTTTGATTTGCTCATAGGTAATATCGGTTATCGACTTGGATTGCATGATTTGTTTTTTGGTTTCGGGTGGGAGATTGCGCCACCATAAAAGTATTGGGCGCATTAGAACATCTGTAATTGATTTTCTACTGAGTTTTTTACTATTCCTAACATAGTTTGGTAAATAGTATTTCCCGCTTCGTAGTCAACAAGGTTCCTGGCTATTTTAACTTTGCTTTGTCCTCCTTTATAGTTTGATAAATCTATTTTATGAAAATCACATAATAGTTTTAATTCGTTTTTAACATTTCCAAACACGGGAGTTTTTCTATGCCTTAAATCATTTGGTAAATTAAAGTTAGTCCAATACAAGTGTCTGCCTCTTTTTATTCCTGGAATTAAAGGTTCGTAATAAGGGATTACATTTTCAACTACATATTTACCTTCAAATCTTGTTTCTAAAAGAATAACTTCTTCGTATAACTTCATATCTGGATAAATAGCTTCGTAAGTTTTATTGTAGTTCCTAGCTCTTGAATGGCTTGGACAAGGTGGAGAAGTCCAAATAAAATCGTAGTTCATGTAATTTTTAAGTAGATATTCATGTGCATCTGCAACAATTACCTTGTCATTTGGGAAACGTTCCTGATACATTCTGGCAAGTTCCGTATCTAATTCTACAGCTGTAACTTCGCAATCACTCCATAATAATCTGTTACCTCCAAGGCATGCATATAAATTTAGTACTTTCATAATTTCCAATTCCGTTAATAGTTAATAGCTGTTTTAGGGGTTAATTCCGAACCATTGATTTGCCATATCTTGTGCTATACCAGGAAAAGTTCTGCTTCTTAATTCAGCTCTTAACTCTCCCGGGGGCATTAAATGTATTTCAAAAGTTCTTTTTTCTTTAGGTATTATATTCGTATGTTTTAAATTAGGCAATCCGTACAACCATAAACAAGTTGCTTTGCTTGTAGTTTCTCCAAATTGCCACGGTTGTATTAATTGAGTATATTTTTCAATTCCTTTTTTATCCGCTATTCCATTTACTGCATACTTATGAGGTATAGGGTTCTCAATAGCAAATTTTAAAATTCCGTTTTTTAAACATTCATATTTTATTTTATTAAAAAACTCCATTGCATCAATTAAATCAAACCATCTTTTAGTATTTTGTCTACCATCTTTGTCATACAACCACCTTACACCACTATTGCATAAAAAAGTACATGTTGGATGAAATACTACTGCATCCCATTGTCTTGACTTTATCGCTTCAAAAACGTCGCCTTGTATATGCCATTCCGGATGTCCTCCTGAACATGGTTTTAAATCACATGAATACGCTTCATGTCCTAATTTTCGTAATTCAATTGTTACTGCCTGGCTTTCTTCGCATCCAACGATTATTTTTTTTGGGTTCATATTTCTTAAATTTTATCTATTGCTATTTTTACTTTTGAATAAAAATCATAAATTCTTTTTGAGCTTGGTTCTTTAGCAAGAAAACCTAAATCAAGTATTTCATTTACTACAATTAAAGCGCATTTCTTTGCTTCATTTGTGTTTATTCCATGTATTATACCATAATAACTCAGTACTAATGCTCTTGCTTTTATTTCGTGTTCTTTCATAATCTATTTTTTTAATGTTATTTAAAATAAGGTTGGTTAGTCTATAAAGAATGTAAACCCATCAGGATCTATTTCTAATAATTGGCATTGTTCGTAACATGATGTTCTTCCGGCTTTTTCTGTTCGCGCCAATAAGTAACGCATTACAATTTGAATGTTAGTCATTCTTTTACGTTTCACTTTCGGCATTTCACGTTCTATATTTTTAAGAACGCCTAAAATAAATCCGTTTTCGTTTACTTCAATAAGTTGCTTCATAATTTCTCTATTTATTTTTAGTTTTCAAATAAGGTTAGTTATCTAACGGTATTTGCTACTTGTCTTTCTTTTAATGTAAATGAATTAAACCAAATATCGTACATGTTTCTGATTTTTATCCAATCTGATTTGCTGTATTTTGATTTTCTACATTTAGGGTTTCCGGTATGGCATAACATAATGTATCTTAAAATCTTTTTATCTTTTCTTGTTATTCCGTTTCTCATTTCATTCGTTCGTTTTAGTTTTCAAATAAGGCTCAATTTTTGGGTAGGGGAACCTAGTACAATGGTATTTTTAATTTGTTCCGGTATTTAATTTGTTTTTCTGGTAATTCGTAAATACTATTTTTTATACTATATCCATCTGCCGTAAAATAAATATTATTTTCCACGTGTTCAATTGATTTATAAACATCATAAA